CCACATATTATCGAGGTCATCTCAGTTCCGTCGCCTCGTTTGCCGTAAGCAATCTGTCTCCCTTGTTGATGGCCTGCAAAACAACTCATGTGTTTCTTCGTAAGCAGAGCTTGAGCAGATGTGATAGGCCTGCCCATAACGCCAGAAGTAAAGTAGTGACTATAAGCAACACCATCAATAACGACGACATCGAGAAATGGTACAACTTCCCAGTCTTGATACGGTAGGTCATCTGTTGACATCAATCCTTCAAGTTTACTATCCTCATTGATAGCTCTGTTAATTCTATTTTCGTGATTGCCTAGAGTGAGAACCATCCTAGGTTTATATTGCTTGTGCTTGTTGTGCTTTGCTGTCTTATTGTAGCGAAACAATGGGGTAAGAAGGGCATCCATTGCGTCTCTAGCGGCAAATAAATCCTTGGTGTACCTACGCCCCTCAAACGACTTCATTCCCCTGTCATAGGTGCTTAAACTTTCCATGTCTGCAAAGTCTCCAATGCACACTATAACGTCCGGCTGCTTTTCTACAATAAAATTTCCAAGACACTTCAGGAAAGTAAAGTCATTTCCATCCTTGGCTTGCACATCAGGTAACACCAAATGCACGGTCATTTGTATGTTTCCAATACCCATTTAGCAAACAAAAGTAATTCGTCTTTGCTTGCTGTAAATTTCATAGAGTTTGCTTTATGACTTATCACTTGAACATTCCCTTTAATATATCCTTTTGACTGGTCAATCCTATCAAGAGAATAACTATTATCTTTTCCGCCTGCGCCACTTCCATTATTCATTTCTAATTTAACGCCTAGAATAGGGCATACTTCTGGAACAGTAACATCTTCTTTTAGAATAGAAAATTCTACATTACGTTTCTTTGCTCTTTGTTTTGCTATTGAACATAGCCTTGATGCAACATTTCTTTTTTGCCAGTCTGAAGAATAGGTTGGATTTTTATCCCACCAAAGTTTCTTTCTTTGTCTATTTCTTTCTACTTCATCCAGATGGACTGTCATTTTCGTAAGGTTAGATACATGCGCTCACCAATGACGAATGACATACACGCGCCTGATAAGTCAAGCATAATAAGAGTAATGGCTTCTGGGACAGTAGGAGTAAACACAGCGCCAATGGTAGCCAACCAAATAACAATGATGGCTATGTATCTGAAAGCAGAGCGTAGGTTAGTAACCCATTTGTCAGGCTCACCTACTGGCTTGTCTATCTCTGCCAGTGCTTGCAGTCTACCTGTCTCTGCTTGCATGAGTTGAATACGCTCTGTTACATTCTGAGGTGTGCCACCTGCGCCACCAGTAAACTTAGCAAAGATACCACGGACACCATCTGTTAATGCTGGTATTAGTGCTGGAAATAATACTGACCACATTATACAATCCCCTTTACATACTTGCCTTTAGACTTCAGTGTGAGAATGTTACCACGCATACGAGGGTCGAATGAGATGTGAACCCAAGTCTTTTCATAAATTAATTGGTCAAACTTTAGACTACTCTTAGAGAGTATGTTGGCTATAGTGAGTGGGGTGTGACCATAGGCTGTAAAGTCAACAGCATAACCATAGGTGTGTGACGAGTTACCAGTGCCACCTACCGCACGGTTTACATCAGGACTACGGTAGCCACTATTGATAGTAATAGCTACATTGCCTAGTATCTCTCTTACTTTCTCCATATAGAAAGCAGTAGTGCGTAAGACTTCTATTACTTCTTTAGATGGTGTGTTATCTATTTTAGTCTTAGTGACTGTTAGTTCAGCAAGAGAGAAGTGGGGTGTTAGTTGCATTAGTGTCCTACAATGTACCTAGAGATGTAAGATATAACAGCACCTACTAGAGAAGCTATCATCATGCCAGCCCAAAAGCCACCACGACCTTTGTTAGCTAAGGCAAGCAACTCATCAAGCGCACTCTCCATCTTGTCTATCTTCTTTTCAAGCATTTCTACTTTAGCGATGAGTTTGCCATATTCAACTGAGTCTAGGATTTCGGACATTTATTATTCTCTTATATTAAAATAGTGAAACAAGTGAATAGCCTAAAGCCCCACCTGCTATTGTTACAAGTAAATCCCATACATCAGGTGTGTGTATATCTTTATTTAAATCGTCATATAGTTCTTTTGCTGTAGCAGCCATAGATACTAAGACGACAGAATACCAGCCTATGAACGGTGTCAATACAGCAGCAATGATAAGGCCACAAATAAAGTGCGCTTGTAAATCGGCACGTACCGGAATACGTGGGCTAGACAGTTTGGCGAACAGTAAGAATAGTTTTTCCATTACGGTATATTTCCCATGCTTGTAAATGTAGGGTCTGTACATGTCACTGTAACGCCAGTTTGCGCTGAGTTAGATACAGCATCTAAGTATAAGAATTGAACACCAACATTATGTCTGGTTACAGCTTCTACTCTAAATGGGCCAGTAGAGGCAAACCCTGCTGAAACACTTACAAGTTGACCTACTTGGAATGGATATCCTGATGCTACAAATTTAACTACATTACTAGACCCATCCGTTGTACCGCCTGTTCCGCTAACTGTACCTGCACAAGTAACCGCTATCCCTGTTGTAGCACCTGTAGAGTTGGTATCTAAAGTAAGCCATGCTGTTACGTCTGATATTTGTCGAATTGAAATAATTTCATACGGCCCTGTTGTAGGAAATCCAGCAGACACGTTTACTTTAGTGCCAACAATGAACGGCACGTTAGGCGAATGCACTACAGCTTTTATAATAGGCTCTACAGCAGAAGTAAGTCCGCCTGTGCCTGAAGGATAAGGTGTTACAAAAGTACCAGTTGCAGAACAACGCCATCCATTAGGTTTACTTGCTCCTGCGGCTACATCTGTACTCCATATAACGTCACCTTTAGCCCATGCTTTATTTAGGTTTGAGCTAGTAGGAATAGATGCAGCAAAATAAACGCCGATATAGCCTTGCTTATATACGCCTTGTCCTGATATGTAGCCATTAGTACCAAGCGCAGCAATACGGTTTTGCCACGGTTGGCTAACTGCATCTGTTGTTCTAACTGTAAGGGCTGTTTGACCATTGTTATACTGTTCAGCAATAACTTTATACATGGTATTAGCTAAAGGCGTACCTGCGTTAGCGCAACCTATAAACTGATGTGTACCTGCTGGTGGTTGTGCGCCCGCTGTTGCTGCACCGCTATTATCAACAATGTTATATATTTCTCGGCAACCTACCCATGTAGTTGCTTGAGAACCTAGCCCAAATTCGATGTCGGTAGTATTAGCTTCAAAACGCATAGCATTAAAAGTCATACGACCTGTATTAACGCCGAATTTAACTGCTGTTGCACAACCTTCTAAATTCCCGCCTAGCCATACTGATTCACTACCGTTATACAATGAATGAACATCAATACCAATACTTGTAGTATCGCCGTACTGCACATCACCTGCCGCAGTACAATTTATATAAGTATTGGTTGTTGTTTGACTAGCACCTGATGCGTCTAATTTCCACCCAATATGGATGTGAGATAAAATAACATTAGAGAACGTATTAAAAAAGCCTGATGAACCGCTTGTATCAATATACATCCCAATATTAGTGCGGGGGTAAGTAATAGGCGTTGACGGGATATAACCTTGTAAATTTATGTTAGACACATCTGCACCACAAGTAGAACTATACCAAATACCATGTGTATCAGGGCCTGATAACAGTATTTCAAAATCTCTAAATGTAATACCATAAGTTAATGCAGGGCCAGTACCAGCTTTAATTACATAACCTGCTGTTGCTTTAGTAAATACAGTGGCTCTAGCACCATCACCCACAATACCGCATGACGCTAATACGTTTAATGTAGCTGTTGTTTTATATGTGCCTGATGGTAGATATAAGACACCACCACCTAAAGCAGATACCGCATCTAAGCCAGCCTGTAAACTTGTAGTTACATCTACTAAAGCCGTTCCAGCTTTAACGTCAGCAATTTCAGCATCCGTCATAAAGTCAAACGCACTAATTGTTTGCGATAACTTTTGACTGATAGGCTGATTTTTTGCGCCCGTAGATGATTGTTTAAATTTAGGTATTAAGGTTGTCATTTTGTGCTTCCTTATAAGCTGATATTATTTCAGGTGTCCATGCTACGTTAGCAATCGCCACTACGTTAGCTGGCACACCTGTTAAGTCGCTCGCTGGGGCTAGGCTAGAACGGTGATAGGTTTGTGCTATCTGCTCACCATCTTTAACAATACGAGTAGCTTCACGGTATAAAACAATACCGTTCTCGCAAATAGTAATTTGGTCTATTACTTTTGTTTCTGTTAATGCCATTTGTGTTTCTCCTTTGTGTCCGACTACACTAATATGGTGTAGTTAATTTTTAAGCAGTTGCCCAATAGCTAAGTGTAAACGTGCAAAACACTACAGGCATTGTTCCATTATATTTAAACCCATATATAGATGACGCATTTAGATAACAAGAATATTGTTCGCCAGTTGATATATATATGCCTGTACCAGCCACAAATGCTAAAGTTGTATCTTGAGCAAAAGGTAAATTGGATATAATAATATACCCCGCCCCCGTTCCTGTGGCTATATTAAAGTACATTTGCAATGTAACCAATTTGCCTATTTTTGTATAAGTACCTAATTTTGTTGTTACCGCCCCTAAAGTGCCTGTAGCCGCTGCCACCGTTGGTGTCCAAGTACCTTCTTCATAATCATCTAGCGTATTAGCATTTGTACTGGCTGATTGTGTGGCAGGGAATGTGATGCCTGCGCCTGATGCTGATGGTGTTGCGTTGCCTACACCAATGGTAGTTGTCGCAGTTGGCGTAACTAATGTAGGTGATGTATCTACTACAAACTTAGACCCTGTACCTGTTTGGCTTGCTATGCTAGTGGCATTACCTACTGATGTGATTGGGCCAGTTAGGTTAGCATTAGTAGCGTCATTTCCATTAAGTTTTTGAATGGCTTGTAAAATTGTATCCGTTGCTGCTACTGTCCCTGCTCCTGATGTGTAACCAGTTATTACTTTACTGATTACTGCTGAGTTTGTTAATGTAGCTGCATTGCCTACCGAGGTTACTTCACCTGTTAGGTTGGCATTAGTTGTAACATTACCTGCCGTTAGTCCTGCGGCCGTACCTGTCAGATTAGTTGCTGTACCGCTTGATGGTGTACCTAAAGCACCGCCAGTAGCGTATTTATTATTAAAGGTAACAAAGTCAGTAGCTTTAAGATAGCCATCTACTACAGCCGTTGCCTGTGGAATAGAAATAACTGGGCTAGTTCCACCTGTTGAAGCAATAGGTGCTGTTGCGGCTACTCCAGTTACAGCCCCACCACCCGGGGCTTGATAGGCAGTAGTTAAGCACTCAACCGTATCTCCTACGCTAAGTCCCGTTAGGAATGTAATGCTTGATGAAGATGTTTCATTGTAGTTGACTGAAGATATTTGCTTGCTACCATTAACGTACACTAATAAACTATTAGTACCAGTTGTATAGTTTAAGCCAGTAATTACTGTTTGACCTGCCGTTGCAGTAGTTCTGATTGAAGATATATTAACAGTCGATAAAGAATAAGCATCAAGCCATACAGAACCGCTCCAAACTTTCATTGCGTTGCTAACAGAGTTAAAATATAAAGCCCCTGTTAATAAAGCGTTTCCATCATTATCCAATGTTGGGTTAGCTGCTTTTGAACCAAGGTACCTATCATCAAAAGAATCGTATGATGCAGCAGCAGAAGTTGCACTGGCAGAAGCGGCAGTAGCAGAGTTGGCAGCGTTAGTTGCCTGTGTAGGCGCAGCAATAATTGCAGCAATGTTAGTAGCCGCAGTATTAACAGATGCTATGTTAGTTGCAACAGTGGTTATGTTTGCAGAATTAGCAGCAACAGTAGTTACATCAGTAACCGTATTAACTACTTCTGGATTACCAGTAGACGCATTAAATGATAGATACTTGCCAGCACGGTCAGTATTCTTTGGCAACGTCATGTTAATGCTAGTAGGGTCTGTAACAGGCGCTTTAATAGAACGCTCTGCTGTCTCAGCAACTTGTTGAACTAGGATTGTCTGTGAATCCATTTCATCGTTCAATGTGTTAGCAAAGAAGTCACCACCAGTAGTAAAGTCGGTAGTCCTTTGTATTGCTCGCGCACCAACAATGGTAATGCGGTCAGCACCAGTAGCGGCAACGACTAGAGTAATAGAGCCAGTCCCCAAAGTTGGACTAATTGTAACTGTATAGTTTGTTGTCAACGTCAACAACACATCATTCTTATATACATTAAGGTCAGTGTTAGCCAACACTTCAAAGTTAAACGCATACGGCCCAACACCTGCTGAGCCTGTGTAAACTATGCGTCTTGCTACGTTACTAATTGGATAATCTGCCATGCTATTTAGCCCCTTGTCCTACGTCTCTAATTATGTCGGCTCGCTCTTTAATTCTTGCCTGTATATCTTCAGAATATTGCGAGTTAGTATATAACATTTTTCTTGCTTTAGAAAATGTTTCTTGAATATAATCGTTTATCATTGATTGTTGTCTGTATAATGGCAGGTCTTTAATTTCTTCAGCATAGCCAACAAGGTTATCTTGTAAGTTCAAACCTGCTGGGTCATTAGCAATTAAAAGCATTTCATTATATTCATTTGGGTTTAAATCAACAGTAACACTTAAACCCCTTTCTTCTTCATGCGTTAAGTTTCTTGATGGCATTTTTACTTTAGCGCCAGTTTGAATGATTACTTGGTCAGACTCGCGTTGCTTACCTTCTTTCATTCTTATTGGTGCCCAAGCATACTCATACTCAGTAGGCTCGCCCCATAAGTTAAGTTTTAACGGTAATGTATCGCTTAAGCCGGGAGTTGTATTTAATACATCATTAATTCCTTGTCTAATACCAGTAGGCAAACTGCTTTCTGCATTAGGGTCAATTTTGTATTCGCGTTGATATGGGTCAACTTTCTCACGAACAGAAGTAACTAAACCGCTTAACGGTATAACCGTTCTACCAGCAAAGTTTACTAATGACTGACCAAGCGTATCCATTAGCTTAACAGCATCATCTTGGTTGGAGCGATAAGACATTCCAAGCGCAGATGATATATTGCTCAATCCTTGTAGGAATGGACTTTGCATCATGTAGTCATAGAACCCATAAGCAAGGCCAGCTCTCATTGCGTTGATTTTGCTATTATCATTTTCATACTTAACGTATTCGTGATAGTTTGCAGACATAGCCATAAATGCACCAAGAGGCTCCATGCCTTGATATGACACATAAACCTTACCAGCATAATCCCCACTACCATAACGAACGTCTACAGGCAATTTAGCAAACTCACCTTTTTGCGCTTCAGTCATGTCTGAGAAATCAAACACCAAACTGTAAGGTTGCCATCCTTGACGCATTAAAGCATCACGCTGACCTTTGTCTGCTGGGCCTGCACCAGTTAGCTTTCCTTCTTCAGCATAACCAGCCATCATCATTCCAGCACTAGTTCCCATGCCTATTTTAGCCAAAGCCATATCGCCATCTTTGCCACCTTTAGCAATGTCAGCTCTAATCTTTTTACTCAATCCTGCTAATGGAGTGCGCTCCAATACTTGCAAGTTTAAGTTTACTGGAGTGGTAACAAATGGAATTTGCAATCTAGCCAAGAATCCCATAGCAGAGTCATCACTAATTAATTCTTGAGCTTTTTTAGCCCAACCCTCTAACGGCTTAGTGAATGTAGCCTCTTGCGCTAAAACACTTAACTCATCAGGTGGATTGTCATATACATTTTGCACTGCTTTATCGTATAGGCTTTCAGCATCAGCAGACTTAGAGCCAGCTTTAATAGCATCGTCATAGGCTTTAATGCCATTACGAGTTGCCATTGCTTCCATTTCAAAGCGATAGTTCACGCCTTTAAAGAATTCATCGGCAGTCAATAAAGAGCGACCCGGCAATGTTGCTACAAAGTTTACGCCTTTTAAGAAGCCTGCTAGTGGGCTATCAGCGTTGTAGTCAAATATCTCAGTCCTAGCTTTAGCTATACCAATCTTGTTGGCATCATCAAGAGTAGATGAGTAACCTTCTCTGGCTGCAAACTTAGCCATGTTAAAGCCATCTTTAATTGCTTGGTTAGTTGCTGACAAACTAGAGAACACTTCTGAAAAGTAATACTGTTCATCAGCGCCAAGTCCAGCAGCTTTCCTGCCAGCGCCTATACCAGCAGCAGCAGCTTTTTCAGCCATTCGTATTGGCATCATAATTGTGTTGCTTATGGCGTTCTTAACATGCGTTGCTGGGCGTGATAAGATGTTATTAACAAACACAGAGAACGCTTTGTCTTTCCATCCACCAATAGCAGTAGCATCAATTAACTTAGCGCGTTTAGCAGCATCAGCTTCACTCAAGAACGCATCAGCAAATTTACGCAAATCAGAGCTAGACATTAATCCACTTGTAGCTTCTTCAAGATTGATAAAGCCTTCACGAGGAATACGCATTACTGCAAGAGATTGCGCTACGTTTGTTTGATAGCCTTTTACACTACGTTGAATTAAGCTATGAAATGAAATAGTTTGCATTGCCTCTAGCTCATCAGCAGGAGTTATGCTTTCAGGGTTATCTTTAAATCGTCTCATCAAATCTTGCAAATGTATTGCACTAGACTTCTGAGCTTCTAAAGCCATGTAAGTGTTTTTAGGATTGACAGTTAGCGTACCTTCTGTCAACTTGCTAATAAACGTATCATCCATGCCTGCTGATTTAGCAGATGCAACAACATCATCAAACGTAATGTTTTCTGTTTTAATATTGCTTGCTTCAGAAATAGATTTAACAACTGATTGCAAGTCTACATCTTGAGATAATACTGGCAGATTAAATGGTTGCTTAACTGTACTCAACTCATCTTTAGCTTGAGCTAATTCTTCTTTAGCACTTGGTACACCATTAGCCGCATCTTCTTCTAGCTTCTGCACATTGGCATTTTGCTTTTCAAGAACTGGAGTAGTTGAATCAATAGTTTCCTGTAATTGTTCTACAGTTACCTGTGGCTCCTCATTAATCTTTTGCTGTATCTTGCCAGCTTTAGTAGCTTCAGTCTTAGTGCCAAGACCAGACTTCTCTGCGCCAATAGCCATTTCTTTAACTTGCTCACCAGCAGGCTTAATCTTTTCAATAATAACCGTTGGCTTAACTTCACGCTCAAGTGTTTTCTTTATAGCTCCACTTGTAGCTTTTTCTATTATCTTCTTACCAATAGCACCAACACCAGCTACCATTTCTGTTTCGCCAGTAAATACTGAATCAGCTTCAGATAATGGCAACGACTCATCAATAGCTGGAATGTCGCCAGTTAATTGGTCAATCTTAGAATTAATGTTTTGATTAATCATTCTTTAGCCTTTTGTTTTGACGCCTCTGATGCCGATATTGTAGCAGTTCCAGTTGCCAGTTTAGCTTTATTTTTCATTGACGTTTTAGCTACTTTGGTTACGCCTTTTTCAATTAACTTTCCAGCAGGGCCAAGTAATGATAACTCTGCTCCAGCCTTACCAAACTCAGGCTTTAATCTAGTTTGTAATCCACCACCAACAGTTAATGGCATACCACTACCAGCAGTCTTTAATGCCTCAGAAGTTCCTGTATCTACTGGCATTAAGTCACGCAAAGTAAAGTCTATGCCACCAATGTTTACGGAACCTAAACTTTCTAAAAATGTTGCAGCTTGCTCAACTCCAATGCCAGCTAATTCTAGCCCGCGTTCATAAGCACTTTGTGGCATGTTTTGCACTGTTGGTTTATTCTCAGCAAGCACTCGCTCAACTGGAGTTTCATCTGGCAATATGCCAGCATATAAATGCGCGTCATATTCTTCACCATATAATTGCTCTAATGTTTTCATAATGCGCCAGCACCTAATCCTGTAATAGATTTCTTGTCTTGGTAGTTTTTATATTGACGTTTTAATGCTAACAGCTCAGACTCGTTTAAGCCTTTTCTTGTAGCATATCCATCTGGTGTCATTGTATCAGGATTAAAGCCAGCAAAATTCTTCTTCATCGCATCGTACGCTGATGTTTGAGATTTTTTAGATTCTTGGAATTTCTCTGATTTAGGATATTCTTGAATGGCCAATTTAGTTGCTTCACTTATGCTGTACTTTAATGAGCCATCTGGATTAGTTGTTGATTTAAAACCATCAGCTAATTCATTGATACTTTGAATACGTTTAGCAGTAGGCAAATCTATTGGAGACATAGTGCCTTCAGCAGCGCCAGCACCAATGCGAATATCCGCTTTACTCTTAGCAACAACTTTACTTGCCATACTTGTAATTAAAGTAGCGCGTTGTTTTCTTGTAAGGGTTGGATACAAAGCATTTAATTGTGATTCAGTAGTAATGCGGCCATAAATAATGTCAGCCTCGGCATGAGCACCAGCTAATGGGTCTCCCTTAGCTTCATCGTCACCTTTAGGATTTAATACGCCATCAAGTGTTGATTGAGTAATTGCGCCACGCTTAAATAAATCTCTAGCTAAATTGCGCTTAACTTTGCTATTATCAGGCAATTCATACAACTTAATAACATCATTATTATCAGCTTCTTTATTCTGTAACTTAGTATAATCTTCAGCTTGTTTAGTAGCGTTAATTACATCGCTCCAAGCAAGTAAGGAATTCTGTCTAACCTTTTTCTTTTCTTCTTCTGGTAGACTTGCGTATAATTCAGATGACTCACCAAAGTTACCAGCCCTAATCTTTTCCGCAGCAGTAACAATATCTTTTGCATACGCATCAGATGTTGCAACTTCAGTAAAATGATTTAGCTTAATAGCATTAAACTCTTTTAAGAATTCATTTGCTTTAGTTTGTGCAAACTCCGTACCGCCTTCACGCGCCTGTTCATACACTCGTTTAAACAATAAGTTTTTAGCTTCATCAAGTAAGGTTGGGTCAGTAATAGTTCCAACCATTGCTTTAGCTGCTTTATAACTGTAGCCCAAATTTTCTTCAGTTAATATTTGTTGGTCATTAATGTAATCAGCCGTAAGTTTCTTAGTTGCTTCTTTATAAAAAGCACCAGCAGTAGCGCCCATAGATTGTTTAAATCTAATGGCAGAGTCAGCATTGATATTAGCTAATGGCTTTTCAAATCCAGTAACGGCAGACTCAAACTTTTGCTTAATTTCGGCAGGGTCAGTTAATTCTTTACGCTCTACTTGAGCAAGAATGTCAGTAAGAACTGCTTGACCATGTACTTCAAGTTGTGAACGTAATTGCTCACCTTGGAACTTGCGTAATGTTTCTTCCCAAATTCTACCGCCACCACTAGCTTTAATTAAATCATCTTCATTAATGCCGTTAGATTGGGCGTTCTTTAATTGGTCTATAGTAATTGGATTATCAAGAGCAAACTTCTCTGCTGCTTTTTCAGTTGTCTTTCCAACTTCAGTAAAGGCATAGTTAGATAATCTATCCAACTGGTTAGACAGAGATTGAGATTGTTTAAATGATTCGCGTACATTGGCAAAATCTAACTGAGGTAAGTCAGAGTAGACGCGACCAGTAGTTTGGTATCTTGGTAAATCAGCCATTATGCTGGACTCCATTTGCCTTCAACGACAGGGGCTTTTGTAGTAGCGCCGCCGGGAGACGACATGTTATACGATGCTGCTGCCGTTCCAAGTTTACCAATAGCGTCAAAGTAAGAACCAGTAATAGCATCGCTTGCCGCCTCGTTTAACATTCTTGATTGAACTTCACCAAATGATATGGCTGCTTTTGAACCCTCTTGCAATACGCCAACATCTTTACCTGCCACCTTAGTGCTACGCTCTTGAACCAACTTAGCGGAACCAGAGAAGCCTGATACGCCACCAGCAAATCCTTTAGCAGCAGCGGTAGCATTATTTTGCAATAGCCTGTCTAACACAGAGTTGGCTTGTTGCTCATACTGCAAAGCATCACGACTAGCCTTTAATTGGGCTTGCTGCGCTTGCAGTCGATACATTGCCGCCTGTTGTTGTCCTTGTCTTAAAGAACCAACCGCAGATAATCCAGCAGCAGCTATAGCTACAAATTGCATAATTAAGTCCCCTGATGTACAGCTATTTTATATTCCATCCCAAGCAAAGTAAACTTGAGTGGATATGTTTGTGTAATTGTAATCTTAGCTTCGTTGCTATAGCCAAGAATACCATGAACTACTTTAGTTCCAGTAAACTCTGGAATGTCAGTATCAAGTATTCCAGCCGTATCAAATGTCCTAAACGGAACTTCAACACCATTAATTTTCATGTGTTGAGTTTCTAACACTAAAGCATTAACTTCAACAATGCGTTTCTTAAAGCCAACTCTAGTTCCAGTTTGCAACTTAACATCTACTGGCATAGTCCTAGCTTCTACTGCAATAGGCAATCCAGCCTCATAACTCGCTGTAGATGGCCTTGGGATTGTCACAGTGCCACCAGCACCGACGACCTCATCAGCTTGAACCAATCCATCCAACAACAAGTTTATAGTCTTTCCTACGAGGTGTGCGACGGTCAATGATGATACTGCTCCACCTGACTGAGCGCAATCTGTCAATAGCGTATTGTCAAAGCGTTCTACATAATATTGAACAACGCCATTAATTGTACGCTTAACTACAGTATAGATAGTAGTAATGTCTACACCAATTTCTTGGAACTCGCCACCAGTAGTTATAAACTCAGATGGAGCAATTACATTCTCTGCTCTTAATAATGAGTAAGCGGCAATCGTTCCGTCTGTAGCATTGACAATTAATAGCAAGTCATTCTCGTCGGTATCCACTGCTTTACGCAATGCCATACGTTTAGGGCCTTTAAGTAAATGCCCAGACAATAATGAAATCTTGCTAGTAATGTAGGTAAGTTGTGTATCGCTAAATGAAACTTCGCTTAGTGATTTTCCTTGACGTTGTATAAATAATGTGCCTGCATCTAACAATTGAACGCGCACACCGGGCTTGCTACCATTCCTACCAGCACTATTTACAAAAAATGATGTTGGAGTAATTGGCTCAAGACCTTGTTGTGGCACATAGAACTCGCCACCAGTAGTGAAGATTTGCAAATCACGGCCACTGATAATATCTACAATGGCGTTAAATGTATTGGTATCTAATGTAGCCTCTACAGCGTCATCATCAAAACCTTCTGTCGGCTCAAATGCAAAGAATTGTCCTACGCGACTTCCCCATATAGTTGATGGCCTTGATTTGCTACCACCAAAATATAACCTACCTTGATGGAATGTAACAGACCTTGGATAACCACGAGCTGCTGACCATACTGATTCATACCCAGTTTCTAATTCCCAGTCACCGGATGCTATAGCAGTAGAAGCAAAGAATGGAAACTCTACAACAACATTGGCAACTGTTCCACTTACCAATTCAACAATTTTTGCCCTACCTTGTGGCGTAGCATTGATGTATTGCCCAACATTATCAGCAACAAATATTGTTATAGCATATACTGAAGTGTTATTTGGCGTTGTAGTCCAAGCCGTATCTACAGTAGCTACCTTTGTTGCCCCAACGTAATCAGTTATTCTGCGTACTTGACCAGAGCCAGTGCCACTGGTAATTGTTACATACATTACATTGTATGCGTCATCCGTAGCACTTGCACCTACAGCTAACTTTATTGTAGTAGATGTAGAACCAGCTTGAGCCGTTCCAGTTTCATCAGCTTGTGATGCAGTTAATGTAATTTTTCCACTAACAGCAGATGGCGTTAATGTGCCCGGTGGGTTAAATGTACTTAATGTAAAAGCATACTTTGGAACGCTATCAAAAGATAAGCTAGATGCAGTCCAAGTTGAGTCGCTACCACCACGCACTATTTTTACTGGAGCTATGGTCTCATGGGTAACAATTAATGTGTCAGCAGATTGTGTCCAGCACATTTCATTTAATACAGATGAGCCAATAGTAGTAACAAGGTAAGAATTGCCAGTACCATTTATGTTACTAACCAATGCGCCATTCTTAAATATGTGCATGCGATTATGCGTAAAGCAAAGCATGTAACTATCAGAAGTAGAGAACTCAAAAGACACAAAGCGCGAACCATTGGCAGCAGATTCAGCACCAGTGTTTGGTAGTGATGAAACGTAGCGCGTACCCGGTCTGCGAGTGATACCACCTTGTGGTTGACAGACTATGTTTGTAGCTTTTTCTAAGGCATTGCCATAAGACTTTAAGTCATTACGCGCACGAATAAGAGGGTCAAGCTCACCAGCCGTAAAGTTTGTCTGCATTGTGACAAAGCGAGCCATCTACTATCCTCTTACAGAAATTAGAGAGAAATCTTTAATGCTATTTGCTGGTTGGTTTTGACCATCAATATTCATTGCAGTACGCATATAACCACCACGACCATTCTCACCGGGAGAACCAACTGCAACAGATTGCCAATAAGCAGCCTTCTCTGTTTGGTCGGTAATTGGTATTGATATATGCCATGCTATTAAGTATTTGAGTAACTGAATAAACCACACTGGCATTTCAGTCTCAGGAGTATAGTATTGGTAATCGACGTAAATCACTTCTTCGTTAGTAAGTAACTTTGAACCCATAATACGATAGCCAACAATTGGCATTTGGTTTAACCCATTAGAGTTATATACAGCACGAGGCGCACCAAGCCTATCAGAAGGCATTTGGTATTCATACTTAAACTCATTGGTTGGGGTTGTTACTAATTGAGCGAGTTGCGTCTTCTTGAATGAGAAGCTCCACGGATAAATCATCAGAGCTTGGTCACGAATATCTGGGTATAGGCGGTCACATACAGAGGCTTCATCTGTGCCTTCAGTAAATGATGTGATAGGTTTTGCACCTAGCATTAACAATGCGTCAGAACAAATTGAAACGCCTGAATCACCTGCAGCCATATATACCTCTACATAAATAAAAGCCACCCTACCTTTTGGGCAGGGCAGCTAGTTTGTTACTTCTTAGTCAGAATCGGTGTTAGCCAATACTGTGCCATCATTTACATCCACAACGCCAGAAGCGTTAGAAACGACGTAATATAAAGCAGCAACAGCAGTAGTGCCTGTTGATGTTACTCCGTAGATTAAATCACCTACGCTTAATACTGTAGACAAGCTGTTGAAGTAGCCAGATGTATTAACATCAGCTAACGCATCAGTAGTCTTGTAAGCGTAAATTGCAGGTGAATTACCAGCTTTAGAAGCTGCGATGGTTGAAAAACCAGTTGATGAATATGCCATTGTTTATCTC